ATCTACAGAAGTACAGGGTGTTGATGGTGTTTTAATGTCTTCGAATACATTTGGACCTTTTAACCTTATATTAAGGTTTTTCTATAGAGGTGCAGACACAGCAGATTATAAATTGATGAAGCAACAATTAAGGGGTATGTTACATAGACGTACTCCTTTTTATGTTGTGCATAGTGACATGCCAGGTATTAAATACGCAGTATATTGTGAAGATAGTGCTATAACGAATATCGGTCATAAATACGGTACTTTCGAAATAACTTTTACAGTTTACAAAGGTTATTCCGAATCGTTGCACGAAACCAATCAATATGACAAAACTTCTGATAAATGGCAGTTCGGGAATGGGTTACTTGTGAATGATGATATTAAATATAAACATAATACAACCAACTTCAAAATATTTAACGGTTCATCGGACACAATAGCACCATTTCCACACAGACATAAGCTGATCATTAAACTTAATGTCAACGCACCAAAAGGCTTTAAAATGCGTAATCGTACAACTGGCGACGTATTTGAATATAAGAAAGCAATCACGAAAAATAAACAACTCATCATTAACGGTGTATATCCAACGATAGACAACAAACGTGTCGGCATAGATACCAATCATGAATGGTTAACACTAGCACCTGGATATAACGATATTGAAATAATCGGAACGGATATAACCGAGCCTACAGCTGAGTTTATATTCCCGTTTATTTATAGGTAGGTGGTTAAATGGATGATTTAATTATTACCAATAGTGCTAATACATTTTCAGAGTTATTGATTGATTATGATTTAAGCTCATTCAAATATGAAGTTGAAAAGAATAGTAGTCGTTCTATTTCGTTGACCGCGTTTAAAACGAGTTATGCACCAGATATCTATGGTTTAATACAAAATGAATCGATTTTAATATTTCGTGGTCAACAATATGTCATTAAAACAACTGATCCAAAGAGTAATAACGTCACATTAACAAATGATATTGTGGCTCATCACATTATGTTTGAGTTTCAGAATCACTATATCGACAAAGATTTGGAATCAGAAGAAATGAATAATGACAGTAGCGAAGAAGTACCAGCGCCGACATGGACGTTGGAACAATATTTAGATTTCGGTTTTAAAGGTAATAAGTTGGGTTATAGCTATAAGATTGCAGGAAAGTTTGACCAACGCATCGCAATTGATGGAGTTGGAGATAAAAATGGAATGGAGTTTTTAGTCGAAGGTGCCGAACTGTTTGGCTATATCTTTCATGCTGACAACAAAACAATCTATATCTATGACGAAGAAAGTTACTACAAACAATCTGATGTTGAGTTGATTGGTGGATATAACGTTGACGAAGCCTCGGTATCAGTTAATACACAAGAACAGAAAACGGTCATTAAAGGTTATGGTAAAAAGAAAACCAAGACAGAAACAAAGAATTACAGTCCGTTTAAGCCTCCTAACTTAACGTATAACGGCACGTTTGTTAAAGAAGGCACTTGGTATACAGAAACGATAAACAACTCATATAGTAAGCAATTTACATGTAAATGGGGTAATGAAACACTTGTATGGACTATAAAAAAAGGTTCATTAGGTGGTGTTATTAAGGCGTACTTAGATAATGAAGAAATCGGTGTTTATAACACTTACAGTAAGACAGCCACAACTGAACAAATTGTAGTTGGTAAAAATCTGTCAAAAGGACAACATAACTTTAAAGTTGTATTCATCGGACCTGTGCCGAATGTAGATTATAAAAAGAAAAAGCCACGTATGTATGTCGGTACTGAAAAGTCTACAACGTTAAACTTAACAGCAGTATTGAAAGGTGAAGACTTATACCATGTGACTGATACTTACTACTCACCGTATTATGATAAGAATAACCCTAAGCAAGCTGCAACAATCTATGACGATAACATTCTTGATAAAGCAGAATTACGTAAGAAACTGATTCAAGAATTAAATGATGAGCCTGTAGTTGAGTTATCTACTAATTATTTAGATACAGAACAAATTACTGAACGTGATCTCGTTTACTTTAAACATAACGGATTAGGTTTTGACACGATGCTAAAAGTCATCAAGATAACAGAATCGCATCCATTATTAAAATTACCAGTTGAAATAGATTTCAGTAATAAGAAAACAGACATCATAAAAATTCAACAAGCAATCAACAAGCGTATAAAAAATGTAGATAAACAAATCAAGTCGGGCACTCTTGGAGGCTCGACTTTTGTTATGCCTAATTTATATTCAGATAGTGTAGGGATGGTGTTATTAGATGGCTGAAATTAATTTAAGGTACTTACAAGACACAGATGGCGAAAGATATTTCCCTATGACACATATTGATGCCATTATTGGTTTAGAAGAAATTGATGATAGTGTAGGAATCGAGAATTTAGAAACATTGATTAATTCTATGCGCATTACACTTTCGAGCCTGCAAACAAGAGTATCTACACTAGAAACTGAAAATATACAAATGAAAAAAGATATTGAACAAAATAAATTAGACATTAAAGCACTTAAAGCATCAATCATTCTACCAGAGGAGGGTAAATAATGAAATTTAATTTACCTATTGAAATAGGTCAAAATTTTAGAAAAATGATTATTGAAAACTTTAGAGAAATTGATTATAAATTTAATCGAAATGCTGATATTTTCAATGAACACAAAAGTGAAAAGCATGCACATAACGCATCTAATGTTGATTATAAGCAAACAAATGTATCAGATCACTTAGACTATCAACGTAGTCGAATAGAACGATTAGTCTTAGGACATAATGGTGATGGTATACAAGAGTTAACAGATAGTCATGTCGCCATTGATAGTACACCATTTAACGTATTGTCAGAACGTTTGTATTATGATTTTAATAAGATTAATCAAACAATGGAGAGTAATTACAATGCATTAAATAAAAAAATTGAACGTGTCATTAACGTAAATGATTATGGTGCAGACCCAACCGGTCAAACAGATAGTACAGAGGCATTTAAAAAAGCGTTTGGTAATGGTGGTAAACATGTACACATGACTGAAGGTACTTATATTGTAAGTGGTTTGAAGCTGCCTAGTAATACAATTTTGAGTGGAGAAGGTTATGTAGCGACAACAATCAAACTGTCAGATGATGCACCAGCCGAAGCAATTGTTATTACAAACTTAGATATGAACGGTGTGGCTGAAAATATCGGTATTGAAGGTTTTTCGGTAGATGGCAACAGAACAAGACAAGGTAACACATTAAAGGCTGCAGGTGGTTCACTTTCATCTAACGTTAGATTTGCAGGAGTTAAAAAAGGGTTTATCAAGAATATTAAATCATTTAACGCACTATTACATGGTATTGATGTCACGTATGCAAGTGATGAGTATTCATATGCTGGCGACGGTGTTAGAGTTCCTAGACATTTAGAATCAGAAAATATTTGGATAGACAATTGTGAATCAACAGGTTTTGGTGATGATGGTATCACTACACACCACAGTAGATACCTATTCATTAGTAATTCTTATTCTCATCATCCATTCAAAGGTGGAGGTAATAATAACGGTATTGAAGTTGACGACGGTTCTCAATATGTTTATTTAAATAACAATATCACCGAAGAAAACTTTGGTGGACTTGAAATTAAAGGGCATGAGCCGACGAGTGCTGCATCGCATGTGTTTGTTAATAACCATATTTCTGTTAATGACAATCGTTCGTACAATATTAGACATATCGGACACCATAAAGCGAGTGATACACAATCTAAAACAGCATACGATGTCATGTTGAATAACTGTACAGCAGTTACACCATATATGAACGAAGTTTATCCAGGGTCAACACCACGTGCGATGGTTGTTTCAGCGTATAGAAATGTTCAAATTAATAATTTTACAGCGATTGGTGACGGTACATTTACAGCAGGTATGCCAGTAATTGCAATACAATATCGAGCAGAAAACGTTACATTTAATGGTTTGAATATTAGAGGATTTAAAAATGCAAGTGCTGATGTTCAAATATATGGTGGTGGTAATAGACCAAAGAAAATAACGATCAGTAACTTTAATATTATTGATTCATCTTCTAACATTGGTATTGCTAATGGTTCTAAAGTATATGATACAAAAATCATTGGTGGAAATATGCAAGGACAAGGTACTGGTACAGCTATATTTAGTTATAACAATAATACAGAAATTATCGGTGTTAAT